CTATATATCGGGTAATTTCGCCCATTGTCATAGATAAATTCTCATAACCTTGAGAAGTTAGACCATAATACGCTACTCGCGGTTCTTCCCCAGACTCAATTGCTGTTAAATAGTCTTGCATTACATCAGGGGAGAGTATTCGCCACTCAATAGAGGCAGATTCAATGGGTTCTGGTAGAGGTGGATGGTATATAGGTGCTGTTTTAGCAACTGTAACAACCTCTACAGGCTTTACTTGAGGTTCTTTGCCTTTTCTATCCCCAAACAAAGAGAATGAAGAACAACCACTAACACTAATTAGTAGTAGTATTATCAGTAGATTTTTCATCAAATTGGTCTGGGTTGGTTATAACAGTTAAGTTCTCAACCACTCTTGCCGAAGCCTTATTAACTTTGCCTTGTAATAATGTTGGCTTAGTTAGAGCCATGCCTTCAAGATTGTGTTTAGCAAACTTGTTTCTTAGATTAGTTACTTGTGCTTGGCTTGCAGAGTATTGAGTATTCAGGGTTTTAATTTGCTGTTGGGTTTTCTTAGCTTTTTCTAAAGCGTCTTTTATCTGTTGGTTTTGGTTTTGTATGGTTCTTTCTAATACTTCCTGATTATTAATTGCTGTTTGCAATTCAATTTTTGATTTATCAAGTTTGGTTAGCAGAATAATGTTGGTTGAAATAGACACAACTAACAAACACGCCAATCCTATAGAAAGTTTAAACGACATAGGAATAGTATAGATAAAACTATCGTGTGGTCAAGGATAGAAGTCGCCTTGAGTTATTCTAACTTTTGTATACTGCGACACTCGACCACACTTAGAAGGTGTTTTTTATAGGATGCTTATAAACCCATCCAACAGGAATTTTCCTTTAAGTGCCTTCCTGTACTAATCGCTTTTAGGCACACCTTCCATCTATTATTCTTTGGATACAATGCTTATTTCATACCCATATGACTCAATAATCTTTTCAAATGTTGACAATTTTATGTCATGTTTTCCATTTTCTAGTTGGGAGAGGTATGGCGGTGCTATGCCTGTCATACTTTCTACTTCATCCAATGTGAATTTTTTGTCTTTCCTTATCATTTTCAAAGAATCTGCCCACCAAAGATTGCTATTAAAACTTATATTGAGTTCGCTTTTAGTCAATTTATTCTCCTCTTGTCTGCCTGATATTTGTCTATCAAATTCCTTAGTTTTTCTTGAGCATCTTTATTTGTTTGTAGTTCCCTTCTGCTTAAAATTCCACACTCATCCCTCATTATTACTGAAACATATTCCTCATCATCATCCATGTGTAGTTCGCCTTCAGGATCAAATTTCTCGCTGTTTAAACGCACCCATTTTTGAAAATCATCATCCCTACATAACATTGATGCTCTCCTCATGGCTCTTTCGCCAATAGTGACTTGTTCAGGAATAACTGGATAATCTGTTTCTTCATCCAATCTAACTATGCCAAGCATATATCTAGCACCAATTTCGCTAACAGATAGTTCTTGTGTTAGCAATTCTGCTACATCATCTGGTTGTATAAGGAAAGAAACTATAGTTCCTTCTCTTGTTTGCCTATAAGCCTGTTTCTTAACTTCTATGCCTTGCACTGCTTTTGCTAACGTTTCTTTGTCTATATTCATTCTTTCTCCCTAATTTTGTCAATTAAAAAATCACAAAAATACAGTGGTATAAATACTATGCCTAAAAATATATATAAAATAGTTGACCAAATACTAAAATACATGTTCATTCTTTCTCCCTAATAAGCCTTTTTAAATACCATTCAGCTTTTTTTAGGTCTTGCACTCCGTCTTTTTCTTTCCACCTGTGAGTGTATTTCTTTATGTTAAATTCAAGACCACCCTCAAATGCCTCTTTGCTCATGCTTTCTTTAGCATAATCAATAAATTCTATTTGTCCTTCTGTGTAGTGTTCCGGATTTATGCTGTCTTTACTTTTTTTTCTAGCCATTATGGTAGTTTTAATTCCTGTTCGTTATGTTCGATTCTTTTTTCCAATTGCTCTATGTAAATATCTTTCTCTGCAAGAACCCTTCTTAAAGATTTAGCCATGCTTTCCCAATATTCTGCCTTTTGTTTATTGCCTTTTGGTTTGGGCTTATCCAATCCCCACGCTTTAAGTGTGTCGTATGTTTCCTTTGCCATTAGTTAAACAACTTAAAATCATTAAGAGGTATTACTTCAACAATAAAGTTTGATCCTTCGTATATTGCATGCGCCCAATCTTCTGCCTGTTTTCTTGATTCAAACACTCCCATAGATGTTTTCAATGGTTCATGTGTGTTCGGATCGCCATATTTAACCACTACAATCCATTGGTTAGGTTTTTCTTCACTCATCAGACACCCTTACCACGCTTATTTTTTTAGCCTCTTCCATTTCTTCTACTTTCTTTAAGATAGCGTCTGCCATATAGACTTCATCAAAGTAAAAGGATTCTTCTTGGTGTTCGTTTATATGACATAGCTTACATTGATGGTGTAGGGTTATTTCATAACAACTTCTGTTGTGCAAATGGGTTTCTGTTCCTGAATCGTGATAGAAAATATCTACTCCTTCTCCGCCTTCTTCAACATCTAGCGGATGTGCGTCTATTTCCATTTGCCTTCCGCAATCATCACAAAAAAATTTAATCATTTTTTTTCTCCTTTTTGCTTTCCATGCTGTCTTTTAGCGTTTTAAAAACTATTTCTTGGTCTTTTACATCTAAAGATAAGAAAAACCCTATAATGTCTGAAACTTTTTCGTTTGTTGTTTTATCAGTCATTTTTTATTCGTTATTTTAAATGATTTCCAAAAAGAAGGACTGTTCATTAATGTAAGAAGTTCCTCATTAGTCAAGCTGTCCTGTTTGTCTATATGATCTTCCCAAATCTTATCTTCTTGCCCTTCCTTTAATACTTCTTTTTCAGAATTTTCCCACTTCCATGAGTCCATTGACATCTTGTTTAAACGTTCTAACACTTCACTTTTCGTGAAGTTTCTATTGATTGCGTCATACCCGAAGGCAATTTCAAACGCCTCTACAATAAATTCTTCGTCAGTCATTAGCTTTTTAAATACGTTTCCTATAGCCATATACTTAATTCCAATTCGTTTATGCTTATCAAGTCATCATCTGGAACAAAGTAAGCATGCCTGTTAGTTCCTTGTGGATCAGACCAATATTTTTTTTCTTTTCCGTCTGCGCCCATCATCCAACCCTTTATATAGAAATCAGGCGCGTCTGCATATACCAGTATGTATGGTCTATTATCTTTGTCATCGTCATGCAAAATTAGCCTTTTGTTTTTACTATCCACAGTTCTTACTTGTAGTTTTCCGGCATCGTCTGCCTTGTAATTGCCTAAAGCACCAGACCACCAGATACCACCCCACTTAGAAACACAAGCCTCTCCCATAGCACCAACTATATTTATTGCCCATGCTTGTGAGTCTGTAGGTGCGCCATATTTTCCTTTTCTTTTATCCCTAATGTTTTGCACCATTCTCATAACCCCCAACTGACTTGCAAGTAGCATTTCAGATGGTGTTAATTCTACCTTTTGCCATTCTTTGTAAATTCCGTCCATGTTCTATCTGCCCATTCAATAGGATCAATGCCTTGCAAAGACCACCAATTACTTTCATTTCCATGTTTGTGTAGTTCTTCATGGTGTTTTTGACACAAAGGAACAGCAAACTGGTCTCCTGTTCTTCTAAAACCACGCGATCCTTCCATTACGTGTGTCATATGATGTGCTTGCGCGGGCATAAAACACACCAAACAACCATTTTCTCTAACCAAGTTCAAATATCTTTGACTTCTTACCTTGTCAGACCAATCATTAGAAAGGTTTTCAGAAGGGGATTTCATCGTTGAAGTCATCTTTTGATTCTTGTTTCTCTTTCAAAACTTCTTTAAACTGATTTGATTTAGAATAACCCACCGATTTAGGTTTAGGAGTGCCTTGATAATAAGTTTTCCCTGTTTCTTTTGCCTGTTTTTTCCAAGAATTTGCCTCTAAGTCCTCTCCGTTTAAACGTAGAGAAACAAGCAAGTCAGGTCTATTGTCGCCCTCTTCCTTTCTGGTGTTTTTATAAATACGAAGTCTATGTTCTTCGCCATTGACTTGAAAGAACACAGTCACATCTATTTCGCCACTTGTGTTCTCATTGTTAGGGAAAATCCTAACGCTATCGGGATATTCATTATCCATTTTTTTCTCCTATACTATATAAAATTTACTTAATACTTCGCTTTCTTGTTTTGTGATTGGTGTAATAGCATCTATTAATACTGCTTTTTCTCCGTACCAAAACACACCTTCTTTTAATTCATCTTCAAAGTCATCGCCATAAAAGTCTTGTAAAAGTTTTCTATCGCCTACTTCTACTGCATCTTCAACTGTGCCTTCTCGAACAGAATACCATTCGTATTCATCTTCGCCATTAACTGTTCTATATCTTACTAATACCATTACCACAACCCATATCTTTATATTCTAAGTTATCTATTTCTTCCCAAACCTTTTGGATTAGATTATGTACTTCATTCCCTTCTTCTGAATCAAAAACATACTCAGGCAGTCCATAATCAAGTTCACTCATAGCCTTTCTCAAAGGCGATATAATTTTTTCTACACCATTACTCATTTTAATTTGGTTTCAGTCCAGTCCACTTGTGAATCATCGCCATATTCTGTGCCTTTAAAAACACCACATATTTTGATTTTGTTCAAGATTTCATCATCAGTAAATCTTTCATCAGACCAATCAACATATCCAGTTAAATTAGATTCAACTGTATTGTTAGCATCTGATTCTTGATAAACACTTATAACCTCATCATCAGTAAGTTTTACTGTTGATGTAATTTGATAATGCCTAACATCTTGAGAACACTCTTCAATGTTATAAACATATTCTTTTGTTTTATTCACTCTTTTCTCCGGCACTATCTTGTTGCAGTTTATCTCGCAAAAAACCAAATTCTTGCCTTAATTCTTCATGCAATTTGGGATGTGCCTTCTTTAATTGAGCAATCTTGTCCTGTTTTTTTAACCAAAAACCCTCTATTTCCTTCATAGCATTGTCAATAAGACCTTCTTCTTGTGTTTCTGCCATTTTTTTACCATCTTTTATCATTTGACTCACAAACTTTTTCGCGTCTTTATCGGATGGAACATCCGCTATAGGCACTCCTTTCTTGACTTGAGGTGTTGCGCCCACATGATCTGTGTCCGCTAATTGTCCATCTTCATCCTCATCCGTTGCCAGACAAAGGATTGCGCTCATCCCATACCTACGCATGTAGGTCATCGCACTACCCAGAGCCTGTGCGCCATCACGTTGTGCTTTTAATGGCAGTTCGCACTCAATCCATTGTCCTGATGTATGCAAAAGCCTTGTTATTAAGGTGTTTTTTCCAGACATTACGTTAGGTAATTGCACCACAGACAACCCATGTTTTGAGGTTATCGGCAATATTGTTTCTATGATTGTTGCTAAATCAGCATATGAATACGAATAGCTTTTACCATCGTGGGTTTTAACTGTAACTTTTTTTGTTTTTGGTAAAATCGGAAATTCTGCTTGCGCCTCTGCAAGTGACTTACCTATTTCATCTAATTGTTTGCTTGTACGCATTAACTGCAACATAACTTCGCCTGTGTGTTCATTGACTTCCACTGTTTTCTCCTAATTGTTTTAATTCGTTTTGATATTGGCTACAAAATTGCGCTACGTCACAGAACCTTTGACACTTCGTGGGTTCTCCTTTTCGCACCTCAATAACATAGCCTTCTTTTGTCTTTAAAATTTCTTTT